GAGAGGAATTTTTTGAGTGGTTGGAGACTTGCCCCACGCATAAACACAACATTACATTTGATGAGTTTGATTTTGTGACTGTGTGCTTTCCAATTGAAGAAGAGGAAGAAGAGAGCGCGGCATAAACCGAACACATCCCCCAAATTTTAGCCACAGGCCCTTGACTTTTGAGTTCGAATCGCATATATTAGTAGTATAAGTAATGAAAGGTGATTCGTAATGACACAGACTGCTAAAGAATTCATAGATGAAATGAACTACTTCGATACATATGGAAGTGGTTGTGGATTTGAGACACGTTGGTCTATCTATGGTGAAAATATCAAAATGGGAGAGAACCATCCCTTTCAAACTCCCATGACGATTCAGAACAAATGTGATGTTTGGGGATATGATTCCTCTGCTGTTTGTAATGGTAAAACGTGGGGAGATCTCTGGCAGACATGTGAAACTGTCATACGCAATTCAGTGGATAGTGATGGTAATAGAGATCATCACATCTTTATTGAAGATTTAGAAGCGCAAGGTAATGGCGTTTGGAACTTGGTAACAGGGAGCTAAATTATGAACTCTAACTTAAAAACTTTTATGGATTCTGTGTGGACTGCTACACAAATCTCCGGCAACACTGTTGTTGATCGTCGTGTTTGTTTTGGTGGAAATCCAGACATTCAATTCACTGTCGAACTTCCCAATGGGGAATTTGATTTTGTATCTGCTGTTGACATGTTTGAAGTGGGGGTAGAATTCTCATGACCATATATCCTGATTTTGATATCATTGTAACTGATGGCATTCCTTTACATGGCAGCCCTCAAGACAGAGGTTCTGCCGATCGTTATTATCACCGTTCTTTTGACCCCCACTACTGGCCACTAGGCACATACAAAGGTGAGCGTGTTGAAAAAGATAACATGACTGTTGGTGAGATTGAGGCTTATCGTTATGGCTGGGATAACGAAAAAGATCGTAAGGAGTGGTAATGTTTCGAATAATATTTTACTCGGCTGCGTTTGGCCTGGGCGGAGCAATGATTGTGAATTCGTTTTTGAACATGTTGGAAATGCCTGACGTGCATTTTTCATATTCAAGTGGCGAATGTGTTCGAGTTCTGAATTACACTGATGAAGTTTTCACTTGTGAAAACCTTCCAGAGAGATTTCATCATGTGTGGGTCGAATAATTTTTTTCAAGAAGGCGTAGATGCACATGCTTCTGGCCTTCTTTGGAAAGATAATCCATATAAAGAAGATTCTTTTGAATATTCTGAGTGGAAAAAAGGTTGGGATGCTCGTATGACGTGGTGTTTAGAAAATGCATACACATAAATATTTTAATGAAACTGAAGGTGACAGTAATGACGCAAATGAATTTTGATTTTTTTGATGAAAAATCTACACAAATGTCAGAAAATCTTGTAAATTTAAATGAGGCACTTGATGGAACGGCAACTTTAACTGACTTCGAAACATATTTGAAAGAAAGAATGTATGATGCTGAGTATAAATTGCATCTTTCAGAACAAGCTCTTACAAACATTGGACTTGAACTCAAAAATTTTCTAGAAATTTATGAACATTCTTGGAATGGATCGCATGAAGTCAAAGAAATGATTGAGACAATAGACAATTATTTTGATATTAGTTCTAAAATTACAATCAAAGAGGAAAAAAAATGATTTCTATGTCAGTTGTAATCGGGTTCGGCATTTATCTTTGTGTCGCACTATACTTTAGTATGAAATCTGCCCATAAAACTGGATATGTACAAGGACTACAGGATATATTAACTTCAGTTGAAGAGGCTCTCGACCATGATAGGTCAAAAATTGATAGTCTTTATGAAAAAATGGCAAAAAATAAAGGAATGAGAGTAGAAATTTCAGAAGAAATTTAATAAAAGCCCTTGACAAATCCCCTCAAATGTGACAGAATCATATTGTATTTGATGATAGAGGTAAAAAAATGGTTCACTTCGACAATTTATATGTCTCTGGTTCCGGCTCTCGCAAAAGAAAACTCGCATATCAAGTTGCTGAGTTCGTAAAATCTCAAATTTTCCCTAGAACACAAGGTGTGATGCTGGAAATTCAGCTCATTTCGAAGCTTTCTGAGAAAGAAGGCGTCCTTGGCGATTGTATGGATGAAGATGATCGCGAATATACAGTCAGAATTGATAGTTCTTTGGATAGAGAAACTTTTATCAAGACTCTTTGTCATGAATTAGTTCATGTAAAACAATATGCAAAGAATGAACTACGTCAAATTACTTTCAAAACACACAAATGGCATCGTAAAACTTTGATGGGCGATCTAGAATATCATGAGCGTCCTTGGGAAATCGAAGCATTTTCAATGGAAGATGAATTAGCTGAAAAATTTGGAGAAAATAATGAGTAAAATGGGAAATTATGTTGTAGAATTAATGGAAACTGGACTTTGGGAAGAGGACGAAAATCCTTCTGAACCAAATTTTGATGAATATTATAGCGAACAGCTGTCTAGATTCAAGCATGAATTGAGAGATTGTATGCAATCTAGAAATATTACTTGGAAAGAGGCACTAACTTTTTTATATCAAACCGAAGAAGATGATTATGAACTCTTTGATATAGAGGAAGATGCATATTGTTACCAAAAACTTGAACATTTTCTTTATAAATGGGATTTACAGGAAAGAAAAATTGATGAAATATGTAAAAAATTCTTCATTAGCCCTTGACTTCTTTGCTCAAATGACTTATATTAGTAGTGTAAGGTAAAAAAACATAGGAGATTCTTACGTTATGGCATATGTTTCACAAGACATGAAAAAAGCTCTTGCCCCTGCAATTAAAAATGTACTAAAACAGTACGGTATGAAAGGCACGATTGGTGTTAACAACCATTCTTCTTTGGTTGTGAATATTAAAGAAGGTGTTCTTGACTTGATTGGAATTGCAAATGCAAAAAATCAAGAGATTGCTGAACGGCGGAATATGCCTTACTATGAATGTAACGGATACTTTCAGGCAAATCCCTACCATTCCGATCAATATGGAGAAGCTTCTTCTTTCTTTGAAGATTTGGTTGCGGCAATGAAAGGTGCGTTTACAAACGGTGGTCCCAAATGGTATGATAACAGTGATGCAATGATTGATTACTTTGATACTGCATACTATTTGGACATCAATGTTGGAAAATGGAACAAGCCTTACGTTTGTACGGCTTAAACAATAAGGAGTGATATATGTGGTATGTTCAGTATGAACTTGCTGATGGTTCAAATGAAACTTTTCGATATGAGGGCTTGACACAAGAGCAGGCGCGTGAAATCCATCGTCAATGGTCTGGTTGGAACACCAAATATGTCCAATCAGGAAGGATGGATTTAGGATATGGTAAATAAAATACAGCGCATGGTCGTCCCGCTAATGGACGAACTTCAATGGTGCATGGAGAACAATGCACACTTGGAAGACCCCGATAGGGTCTCTGCTATAATTGATAGGGTCAGTATCTATATTGCACATTTAACAGATGAAGATAGTGACTATCTACATGCTGCTCAAGATGCGATAGAGGAAGGTCGCGAATGGAACGTGAAGAAATAACACAGTTAAAAGAAATTCGTGATGTTTTTTTAAAAATGTATCATGAAACTAAAAAACCTGATATAAGTATTGATATGTCTTTTTTAAGGCTTCATAATATTATATCAAGATTAGAAGAGGATACATTAAATGGCAGATAAAGAAATTTCTATTAGAGTTGGAAAACTTTATTCTAAAGGACTTGATTATGATGATGCTCAGAAAGAATTTTTGAGCCATGCTTCTGATAAAGAAAAATCATTATTAGAAAATCAATTTGATGAAGTTTGGAATGAATATGAGCACATGTATCTTTCAACTCTTTCTTTTATGAGTAACAAATGAGCATAGATTATTACGCAGACAAATTATATGATGTGCAGATAGATACCGTAAAAGGAGATGTTATTTTAGGTGGTGTTTTCTTTATAGAAGATAGTCCAAAAGAGGCATATATTTTTGAGCGAGCTTACATTATGGGAAGAGAACATAAAAAAGCTCAAGTGATTAATATTCTTTCAAAGAAAACTTCTTGACAGAATCGGAGTTATTTGATATAAAGAAAATATCCGCTCGTAGATCAACTGGATAGATCAACTGACTTCTAATCAGTAGGTTGAGGGTTCGAGTCCTTCCGAGCGGGCCAGATAAATAGGGGAGACTACTAGGAAGAGGTAGAAACCAGTAAGGCAGAAATGGTTCTGATTTTATTGAAGCGACCTGAATCCCCTCAAACCGCGCACCAGAAAGGAACACCTAGTAGTCGTTAATTTAGAAAGGATAATGAAATGGGTGTAACACCATCGACAGGAATGCCATTTGATGTTTATCAAGTGATGCAGGCGACAATGTATGGAACTCCACAAGCTCCACATTATCCTAATAGTGAAAATGTTAGACCCCCAGCGGGTAAAGATTCAAAACGTGTAGTAGAACCATCTACAAGGACTGATGTAAATATAGATGTTTTACGAAGATGGGTTGAACAAAAAGATAGAATTGATGATAGTTTAGAAGATCTAAGACTTAGGACTTATTTCAATAAAGAACAAATTGAACAAGGAGCAATCTTAGATATAGAAGTTTAAGCGGGTATAGCATAGTGGTAATGTTACAGCCTTCCAAGCTGAAGATAGGAGTTCGATTCTCCTTACCCGCTCCAAATAAAAATCCATGGCGACGGCCTATGGATTGTGGTGACTGAATAAGTGGTAAGCGTGCCACTAAGGTATACACAAAGAGGGTAGCACCCTGTCTTAGCGGATGCAGTGTAGTTTGAAAGCGAGTTAGCCCGAGCGCTCAGTGCGAGTAGATGTAGGTAATCGGTAATCCTACCCACAACTTATAAACGGAGATTAGCGCAGTCTGGTAGCGCACTTGGTTTGGGACCAAGGGGTCGTAGGTTCGAATCCTACATCTCCGACCAAACAGAAATTATTCCGGCGTAGCTCAGCGGTAGAGCAGTTGACTGTTAATCAATTGGTCGTAGGTTCGATCCCTACCGCCGGAGCCAGAAAGAGGCAAAAATGTATAAACCTTTACCTGATAGCGTTACTATTAAAAAATCTGAAATCAATGGATTAGGACTCTTTGCAGTTGAACCTATTAAGGAAGGAACCGAAATAGGATTGTCTCATTTTTATTGGGGCGATCAGTTACAGAGAACACCTTTAGGTGCTTTCTATAATCATTCCGAAGAACCTAATATCTTAAAGGTTCAAAGGGATAGTAGATTCTTTATTGTGGCTACAAGAGATATTTTGCCAGATGAAGAAATAACATGTAGATATACTTTTTATAATGTGGAGAAGTGAAAATGACTCGTTATGGTTCAAGCACAAATGTAAAAGATACTTGGAGTACTGATGATGATGGAAACATTCGTTTATCGTCATCTAAAGATTTCAAATCTTTAGGTATTCAAGATGCTGATACATTTGCAGCAGTAAACATCAACGGAAGTGTAGTGTTGGTTAAAATAGATATGGTATTGAAATAAGCCGCTCTAGCTCAGCTGGTAGAGCAACTGATTTGTAATCAGTGGGTCGGGGGTTCGAGTCCCTCGAGCGGCACCACCGCCTCTGTGGTGAAATAGGTAGACACAAGAGACTTAAAATCTCTCGACCTTAGGTCGTCCCAGTTCGAGTCTGGGTGGAGGCACCAATCAATCTTGGAGATTATTATGCCAAAGTTTAGAGACATTTTTGATGTCTTAGAAGAAAAACCAAAAAAGAAACGCAAACGCCGAACCAAGGCGGAAATGGCAGCTGCCCGTGAAAAAGAAGCGCAGTTGGAAGCAGAAAAGAATTTTGTGGTTCCACAAAATACAACTGTATATTCTAATAGGCCCATACCAACTAAATCATCCAGGCCTATAAAAAAATATCCACCACCCCCACCAAAACCAAAATTTGATCTTTCTAAAATAGAAGAAGAAATAGTCTTGCCAGGCGGGGCAAAATATGGTATAACTAAAGAAACAAAACATGGTAAACATATGATCTACTACTGTAGTGCTGCAAAAGATTGGAGCATATTATATGATGCAAGATATAATGATGTATCGAAACATTGGAATTTTTATAACAAATTAAAAGTTAGATTAGAGAGTGAAAAAAATGGAAGCACAAAAAAATCCGTGGCATCTAGAAATAGAACCAGCAAAACTAAAACTTCTGCTAAGCGAAAAAGTACAAAAGGTGGTGTTCGAAAAAGCAGACGGAACGATTCGGGAGATGATGTGTACAACAAATCCAAATATAGTGCCGTGGCCTGATAACCCTACTGAAGCAGAAGGGCGCATTTCCGAAAAAAGAAATAAAGATGAAAATCTTTTTTCAGTATGGGACGTGGAAAAGGAAGGATGGAGATCCTTTCGATTTGAAAGACTTATTAAATACGGAGATCCAGAATAATGGGAAAGAAAAAACTAAGAGATAAGTATACTTCTAAGGGCGAACGTAGAAGTGTTGCTAAGCACAACCGCACACCAATGCCAAAGAATACAATCGGTCGTTTGATTCGTCAGAGGGATGCCTGGAAAGAGGGCAAGAATGTTGTTATCACTATGGCAAATCCAAATCCAAATGAAACAAACAAAAAATTTATTAGAGTAAATGCTAGAGAACTTTGGGGAGATCCAAAGAAACAAAGAGCTTACTCCATGAAAGATGCTTGATGGTTGAATTTGACATAAAACCTTTGCATAAGAATAAAGCCTCTTTGTTTGTCGCAGAGAGGCACTATTCTGCTGTTATGCCTAGATTGACTAAACATTATCTTGGTTTTTTTGTCAAAGAAGAATTGATGGGTGTACTAACATTGGGGTGGGGCACAAATCCAATGGGAACAATAAAGAAAATGTTTCCAGACTTGACAACAAAAGATTACTTTGAAATTGGCAAGATGTGTATGGACGAGACAATGCCAAGAAATTCTGAAAGTCAGATGTTATCGCAAACAGTTAAATGGATGAAACAGAATACTCCAGATATCAAATTTTTATACACTTGGGCAGATGGAATTGTGGGCAAGCCTGGCTATGTTTATCAATCTGCTAACTTCTTGCATGGCGGTTTTATTTGGTCTGATGTTTATGTTTCAGAAACAGGAGAGAAAGTACACTTTAGAACCATCCAAAGACAAATGAAAAAAGAGATGGGTAGATTTGATACAAAATATGGCCCACGACCAAATGATGAAAAAATGGGTCAGCTAGGGTTTTCTAGAGTTTGGGGAAAGCAGTTTAGATATATCTATCCATTGACTAAAAAAGATAGAAAGTATATGAATAGATACTCGACTTGTAGTTGGGATAATAATTATCCTAAAGATAGTGATCTACAATGGAAGATAAAAAAACCAGGCGAAACAGAATATACTATCACTGATACAATGCCTTTTATACATAGTAAAGATGTTAAACACAATACTGCAAATATAAGAAGGTATAAATCAGAAATAAGTATTGACGATTTTTTATAAGGAGAATGATATGGTTGAATTGCCAAAATGGAAATCTTTCTATAAATTTAGTTATATAGAAACAGAAAATGGAAGTGAGAGTCAAAAGATTGATTATAAGTTTGATTCTTCTGAATTTGCATTACCAGAAGTACTAGCTAAGATCGAAGATTTTCTTATTGCGTCTGGATATGATTGGATTCAGAGAGGTACTTTATCTGTAAAAAATAAAAGAAATGATTTGTTTACAAGCACCGAATTAGGATCATTACCAGACGATTTGGAATTAGAATTAGCAGATTCATTGAAGAGTGCTCTAGAAGAACTCAAAAGACAGAATAATATTGAGATTGGTGAGAGAATGATGGGAATAGACAGAACTGCAAAGGTTGTAAGTATAAATGATGGAAAAGAAATTCCAGAGTTTAATATGGATACATCATTTCAGCATATAACACCAGAAACCCTTAATGTTAGATGGGATGAATATGATCAAACTATCACATATGGTGGAATTCCAATTGAAGAAATAGATTTTTCAAAACATGAATATGAAGTAGACGAAGAAGATAATATTTTACATTAGAAAGGATTATAAATGGGATTTAATTTATCAAATAGATCGAAGGCAAAACTAGAAGGAGTGCATCCAGATATGGTTGCAGTCGTTGAGCGAGCCATAGAGCTCACTAAAGTTGATTTTGGTGTCACTTATGGAGTTAGAACGCTTGAAGAACAGGAGAGACTTGTAGCAAGTGGTCGCTCACAGACTATGAAGTCTAAACATCTTATTCAAGACTCTGGTTATTCACATGCGGTGGATGTGGTAGCTTATGATGGTCCTGATGTAGTTTGGGAAATTAATGTATATGACGATATTTGTGATGCTTTCAAACAGGCCGCTGAAGAGCTTGGAGTAGCGATCAAGTGGGGTGCTGCTTGGTCAGAAGGCGATATCAGATCTTATTCTGGTACTGCTGAAGATGCTATGAATGCATACATAGATCTTCGTCGCAGTCAAGGTCGGAGGCCTTTTATCGATGGGCCACACTTTGAACTTATGTGATATATTTGCAATACTTTAAAAAAGTGTTGACATGTCGTAATAATTGTGGTATAAATAAATTCGTAATTGTTGATGCAATTCAAAACACATACTGGACTTGGGGGCAGTACCCAACGCCTCCACCATAAATGCACTATGTCCTGCTGCATCAGGAAGTTATGCAGAACATAGGTTGCCCACGATGGGACGCCGAAGTTAGTGCATTTTTGATGGGGGCGAACTAGGATCGACAGGTGAGTAGAGATGAGTGGAGATTACCGTGGTGGCTTACGATATTCGGCCAACTAAACTAAATGCAAACGATAATTTTGCACCTTCTGAGTTCGCTCTAGCAGCGTAACCACAGGGGGTTGGCCACTCACCTAGCAACAGAAGAAGTGGCGCTCATAATAAAAAGGAATAACAAAAATGAGAAGTATTATTTTGTCAGGTGCATTTGCACTTGTATTGGCAAGTTCGGCCGCAGCGATGGAACTTGGAAACGGTCTTTCATGGAACAATGAAGTGACAGCAGAAAGAAATTTGGAAACAGAAACAAATAGCTTTACATTTGAAACTGATGTTGCATGGGATTTTGGATTGGGTACTTTAGAAGTCGGCCCAAATGTATTTGATCTTGAAAATATTGAATGGACTTCAACAGAATACCAAGTAACTATGCCAGTCAAATTTCTTGATGGCGCAGAAGTTTTTACAAAAACATCTACCAATAGTGATTGGGAAATTGGTGACGTAACAATCGGCGCATCTTTCACATTCTAAATATTTACAGGGTTGCTACTTAATAAGCACGCCTCCCCCCACGGTTAGGGGGAGATTTTACACACAGACACAGGAGAAAAAAATGTCTAATAAAAATCCTTTTGAAATTCGTTCCGAAATGCTTCAACTTGCCAAAGATTATATGGATCAGCAATATCACATGAATCGTGAGTTCGCGGAGAAAATGTATGAAGCAGGTAAAAGCTCTATGGAAGAGTGGCAAAAAGCCAATCAAATGTATTCAATGGATGAACTAATGGAAAAAGCAAAAGAAATGTATTCTTTTGTTTCTAAAAAAGACTAGCTGAAATGCGGATGTCGGATACAAGTAAATCATATATATTTTAGTGGTTATGAATTTCTAAGATTGAAATATCAATAAACGGAAAATATAATTGAATAAAGCTTGTATCCAACATCTAAAAGTGAATAGAGGTAATAATGCCATTATATACATTTAGATGTAAAAGTTGTAATCACGAATTTGAACATTCGTGTAAAATATCAGAGAGGGACGAAGCCCTACGTGGTTCTTGTCCGTCTTGCGTTCACCCCGAAAAATGTACATTAGAACAGATCATTACCAAAGTAAACATTGGTGATCCAACTGGTCGTGCAAAAGTTCCCCTTGAATTTAAAGAAAAAGTATTAGATAAGGTTGATGCTGTGCCAGGCGCTGCAAAACGTGAATCTAAATTTAATGTAGAGAGATCTGCCTCGGGGTATTAGATATTTACAAGCTTACAATTAGTTTTCCCCCAACAATAGGAGTCTGATCGTGAGCAGAAGGTCTAAGAAAAATAGAAGTAGTAACAATAGATTAATTGGTTTAGATAGCAGGAGTACAGATTTAAAAAAAATTTTTCCAATGACACCAGCACAAGATAAAGTATTTTCTTCATTTGAACAAGGAAATCATTTATTCTTACATGGAGTTGCAGGCACAGGTAAAACTTTCGTTTCATTATATCTTGCATTGAATGAATTGCTTTCTAAAAGATCGATGTATAGAGAAATACAGATAATCAGAAGTGTAGTTCCAACAAGAGATATGGGATTCTTGCCCGGCACAGAAAAACAGAAAACAGAATCATATGAAGCACCATATAAAACAATTGTAAACGAATTGTTTCAGTGTGGCACAGCATATGAAAGTTTAAGAAAAACCAATTTAATTAATTTTAGTTCTACATCATTTATTCGTGGCCAAACATTTTACGATAGCATAATAATTGTTGATGAATGTCAAAATATGAACTTTCATGAACTAGATTCAGTAATTACTAGAATAGGAGATAATTGTTTAATAATATTCTGTGGAGACTTTAGACAGTCTGACTTCAGATGGGAAGATGAGAAAAATGGCATCAAAGAATTTATGAAAATTATCAGAAAGATGTCACAGTTTTCATTCATAGAATTTGGCCAAGAGGACATTGTAAGGAGCGCACTAGTTAAAGATTACATTATAAATAAACTAGAACTAGGAATTGCGTAAATGTCAAATGTAATAGATGCAGCAGAGTATTTCAGTATTAAGAAAGAACAGGGCCTCCCAACACTGGAGTCGATCAAAGATTATATTGACTATGGAGATGAATCAGATCAAATTTGTCAGCATGTTATGTTGGATTTAATCGAAACATTATCTGTAGAATATGAATTTGAAACACAGGATTTGAGGTTCTTAGATGAATTAGCTTTTCTGCATCTAATACTACAAGCAATTGTTGACAGACAATTAGATATTGATAATCCATTTATTGAAGAGATGAATGTAGCAATTAGTAATTTGAAAAGGGAACATAAGAAAGAAGTATAATGTTTAATCATGTTGATGTTGACTTACCGATTAATAAGCTTAGTCGAGTAAATGAAAATGGTAAAAGATGGTATCTAACACCAGACGGAAATAAGTATCCATCTATAACAACAGTCCTTTCGTGGTTTTCTGCGAAAGGACTTATGGAATGGAGAAAAAGAGTTGGTGAAGAGGTTGCCAATAAAATCACTACTCAAGCTGCCCGAAGTGGAACTAGTGTTCATCAAATGGCAGAAGATCATCTAAACAATTTAGAATGGAAATCAAAAAAGACTCTGCCTAATGACATAGAAACTTTTTTGAAAATAAAACCTGTCTTAGATGAAAGAATTGATAATGTGTATGCACAGGAACATCCATTATATTCAGATCATTTAGGACTGGCTGGGACGGTTGACTGTGTTGCCGAATTTGATGGTAAACTATCCATAATTGACTTCAAGACTTCTAGGCAAAGCATGATTGGAGATAAATATGGTAAGTTAGAAAAATATTTTTGTCAGGCTTCTGGTTACGCAGTGATGTTTGAGGAGAGATATAAAATGCCCATAAATAATTTAGTCATTATTGCGGCGGTGGCAGACAAAGACGAACCAGAGGTTTTTGTGTCTAAACGAGATGTTCATATAAAAGAACTAATAAATATGACAGAAGAATATAAAAATAGGTTTTAGGAAAAAATAAATGTCCAGAGTAGTTAGATTGGTTAGCGACAGAATTCCATTGGGAATTGAGCATCATCTTGGAGTTCTCTATGAGCCCCAATATGAGGATGGGGCCCCTTTTGTTTGGGGGAATTTTTATTTATTTGGTGTTACCAGATTGGATAAAAACACTGATGATCTTGAGATTGTTCCAGAAAAAACAGTTACTCTTAATTCACAAATTAGAGAAAAGAGAGTGACACTCGCGCCTGGCCAGACTGTAAAGTTAAAAGTTAATAATTCTTCTGTAGGAATTGCTAGAGTTGCTTTACTCATAAGTGCTAGCACTAGTGATGGGAGTGTGGATATAATTTTTGATGATAAAAATAAAACAGTTGTTCATACAAACGAAACTTCATGGATGCAATATATTGATTTAACTCTGACGCCCGTAAAAGATTTTCCTACAGTTACATATTCCCTTTCGATAGATAGACAAATCGGAGAATGGGGATACAATTTAATTAATTCTACAAGTCCATATCCAAAATTTCCATCATCTCCACAATTAGTTGCTCAATGGGATACTAAAAAATTTGAAAATGTGAGTTGTACTATAGTTTTTGGACAAAGATTCGGAGAACGTCTGGGACAAACAAAAATTCATATCAATTCTATAGAAAGTAAATTTTTGATTTTGCCATATAGATGGAAAAATAGTGGATGTAGCAAAGCAGATATTGTATGTCATTTTGATGTATTGTCTGAAAATGGAGATGTTGCTAAATTTAAATGTAAAGAATTAGCAGGTATAGACGGCATAAGTTATTAAAGCCGTATATTAATTACTATGTGAATTTGAAAAACAACTTAAAAACGAAAGGAGGTAATACATGGATATTATCAACAAAGTAAAAGGTTGGGCTGGCGCACTAGCTGAATTAGGTATTAGTGTCGCCGCGCTTATGATTGTAGTAGAAGTACTAGGTTTAGGTGCAATCCCATTCTTTCCAGAAGTGAGTGTAGTAAGCAATGTGAGTAATATGCTTGCTGTACTAGGCGCAGAAGGTCTTATGGGCTTGATTGCGATTTGGGTATTATGGGGAATTTGGAATCGCAAGTGATTCCAGACAATTAACTGATTAACAGAAAGGAGGTCATATGGTCGATAAGTTAAAAGACTGGACTATGGCTAGAAAAAATGAAAGAACTACTTGGGATGGTATTCTTTTAGTAGTATTTGGAGTTTTATTGTTAATGGGAAGTCCATTAGTAAAACTCGCCGCATGGATAGCAATTCTTTGGGGCGTATGGACAATCTGGAAGTCAGAATAAAGTCTTGACATAACTTGTATTATAGCGTATACTGTAAAAATATACGCTATAATACGAAAGGAGATAGAATGTTAAAATTAAAAAGTTCAAAAGAATTTTGTGATGAAATTGAAAAGAATGTAAGTGAAATGAAAATGTCTTACATCGAAACAATCACGCATTACTGCGAAACTAATAATTTAGAAGTTGAAAATGTGACTCCACTTTTGAGTTCATTTATAAAAGAGAAAATCAAATACGAAGCAGAGGGTTTAAACTTAGTCAGAAAATCGACTCAGCGGCTACCTTTATGAGATACATGTCTAGTAGAAAAATAGATGATTTTGAAGCCTTTAAGATATATTTGGCAATGAAGAATCATTTCGCTGGTAAGTTTGATTTTAAGAAGTATAATGGTAAAGTAAATACAAAAAAAGAAACATATCTGAATAGAAAAGATAAAAAAACTTTTGAAGAACTTTCTAAAAGATATGACAAAAAAACCTTAGAAGAATTTTTACTTTCAGTTTTTGTTAATGTTACTGATAGTGGAAATTTAGCAATACATAGAAATGAATATATGTATTCTAAAAATCTACTTGATAAAGAATCGATTGAGATCTATAAAAACTGGAAAAAAAGAATACATAGTATCAGATACACTTTTAAATCGGATTGTGAAATTCTATTTTCTAGTGCATCAAATAAAGACTTAGAATTTCAAGATATTTTTAGGTCTTTAAAAGGACACTATCCTTTTATAGTACAACTGGAACAAAAAGGTGAAATTTGTTTAGAAACCTTAGTAATCTTTGAAAAGATTTTTGGTTTCTTGAAAAAAGTAAAGATTGATGATACAACTTACTGGCCGGTTTATTGTAAGAAGATAGACAAGTACATGTCTTTTTTAGATGTGGAACTTGATTATTATGTTGGAGTTATAAAGACTCTTTTGATTGAAGATTATTATGAAAATTATGGTAAATATATTTAATTTACATCTTGACATACAACGAATATTGAGTTATATTAGAAAAATAAACAAACGCATACAACGCATATTAAGGAGAAAAATATATGTCTTTTGCAGCATTAAAAAAGAATCGTACCAACTTTAGTAAACTTACAGAAGAGTTGGAAAAAACATCTCAACCACAATCAAATACATCATCTGTAGATGATCGTTTTTGGAAACCAACTATTGATAAGTCTGGTAACAGTTATGCTGTTATTCGATTTCTTCCACCAACTGATGGTGAAGACCTTCCTTGGGTTCGAGTTTTCAATCATGGGTTCAAAGGCCCTGGCGGTTGGTTAATTGATAATTGTCTTACTACTATTGGAAAGCCATGTCCTGTTTGTGAAAGCAATACAGAACTTTGGGGAACTGGTTCTCAAGACAATCAAAATCTGGCTAGGGATCGTAAACGTAAACTGAAATATATGTCTAATATTTACGTTGTTAAGGATCCAGCAAATCCAGAAAACGAAGGTAAAGTTTTCCTTTATTCTTTCGGTAAAAAAATCTTTGATAAACTGAACGATATCATGCGTCCACAATTCGAAGATGAAGATCCAGTAAATCCATTTGATTTTTGGGAAGGTGCTAATTTTAAATTGAAGTATCGTACTGTTGATGGATATGGTAATTATGATAAATCTGAATTTGATCGCCAGTCTGCACTGTCAGAAGATGATGCAGAATTGGAATCAATTTATAATCAACAACACTCTTTAGAAGAGTTTGTAAGTCCTAGTAACTTTAAGTCTTATGAACAACTTAAAGAGCGTCTTGATAGAGTTCTTGGTAATACTGCTTCTATGACAAATGCAGATTATGATATGGATGAGTCAATCTCTGATACTCCAAGTTTTGCGAAACCTTCATTCAAGGAAGTACCAACACCAGAACTCGCTTCAGCATCTAGTGATGATGAAGATGATTCAATTTCATACTTCACACGTCTTGCTGAAGAAACTTAAAGGGTATACTAGATAGAATATCCCTGATGGCAGAGTAAGCCTCGCATCGAAAAGACTAGGTACACCAGAGCGGAAGGTAGAGATTATATCTCTACCTTCTTTTTTACATAACGGGCATTCTCAAATTTCATAGCTTAAACCCTTTTTTTTCTGCAATTGCAAACTACATAATAATGTATCAGATACACACATTTATCACATTAGGAGAATAAAAAAATGTTTGAGACATTTGTAAGATTATATTCAAATTGGCAAAATAGATACGAGGCTGCTCGTAGTAAAAAAATTACTATTGATGAGTTGAGTAAACTTAACGATAAAGATTTAGAAGATATTGGAATAAACAGAGGTGATATTCGTTTCATTGCAGATAAACATTATAACGACATTAGAGAAGAATATTTCAGAGATATTAGAGCTAGAGCAGATATGATAAATTCTAATTTAAGAGGATGGGTATAATGACAGATACTTTATTTCATTTAAGAAATGAGATGTCCTCTATGGCGTCTAGTGTTTGGTCTGGGTTTTATAAATTCTGTGAAATTTCTGGTTATGCAAGAGCAGCATCAGCACTAGCCAGACAGGGATTGCACGAAGAAGCAAAAGCTTGCATGATGCAAGCGAAAAAACTGCGTACTAATTAATTAGAATGCTCCATGTAAACCTCTGGTCGCATCTCTGATTGCTTGGTCAGTGTGTCTGACTTCTGGCTTCTGTACTGCTGTAGTTGTATTGTTATTGACTACATTATTTGTAGTTGATTGCGGAGCAACAACTACATTTGCAGCACCGCCTGCAGGGCCCGCTGAATCTAGTGCATTTGTATTCATAAATTCACTTGCTGCAAGTTTTTGTTGAGCAGAGTTTAATTCATTGGCAGATGTATTGGAAACGTCTGTAGTTAAGCCCGATGCGTTTAGAGTGTTTGTTGGTGTTATGTCTTGAATAGCTGAAAGCTTTTCTCTTTCTGCATTCAAAAGTTCTGTTGTTTTATTCACTCGAATTTGACGTGCTTCTTTCACTGGATCGGGTCCTCTTTTGGGACTTTTTGTGTTGTCCAATGCTGCTTGTTCTTTTGCTAGTGTACTTTCCAATCTCTTTATGTTTTCTTCAATTTTCGCTTTTTCTTTTGCTTGTAGTATTTGGTTTTGTTTTTCGATATTATTTTCTGCTCCAGAAATCATTTCTTTTGCTAATTGAGTCAGTTCGTCTGTTCTTTGTTTAAAGAGTTCTGGATTTGTTGTAGAATCTGTATCAAATGGGCGCGGATTTTCTGGGGTGCGATACATATCATTATAAGTATCTCTTACCATCAATCCAATATCCAATGGAGCTCCCGCTAAGCTTGGTAAAAATATTCCAGCACCTTCGGCTGCAGCCCCGGCGAAATCTCCCTCAAACAATCTTCCTAATGCAAAAATTCCTCCAGCAGCAATTCCAAGAGCAGGTATTGCTTTTACTGCAACGCCTGCTGCATTTTTTGCCAGAATTTTCATTGCTAGTTTTTTATCGATTGATGATGCTACTTTTGCTACACTACCTGTTTGGTTTCCGGCCGCACTGGCAGCACTATCGATTGCACTAACGACACCTCTATTGTTGCTCGCAATTATTTTTCTTGCCTCTTCTAATCCACCATCTCCCGCTCTTGGTGCTGCAGATGGTTTTGATATGGCCGGATCGACTTTTGTATTGACGCCATCCGACACTGCGACTTTTATATCGTTATTCTGGCGCAATCTCACTCGTTCATCGTTTATTAGGTCAGTCTGAGTTTTTCTTTGGTCAAATTTCTTAATTTCGGCATCTTGTGCTTTTTTTGCCAACGCCTCTCTTTCTAATCTTCGAAACTCTAAATCGGCCCGCTGTCTTTGTTTCATTTTTTCAATTTCTGCCTGTTGTTTCGCTTTTGCTCTTTTCTCTGCTTCTGCATCGGCGTCAGTTTTTTTCGTATTATCGGCGTCAGTTTTTTTCGTATTATCGGCGTCAGTTTTTTTCGTATTATCGACGTTGTCAACATTAGGTTCTGGTAAATCGGGTGCTCTAAACATTGATGTAAGTAGAGATCCGCCACCAATCGCAGCAGTCAATGCTAAAAGACCTTTTCCTAATTTTCCTCTAGTCAGTGCTTTTGTTAAATTTTTCAATCCGCCTAAAAGGCCTTTTCCCTTTCCTTTTCCTTTTCCTCCGAAAAGATTTCCTAAAAAAGAGCCCCCTGCAACTGCGCCAAAGAGATCAACTCCACTTCCATCTCCATCGCCGCCGGGCCCAGGCCCACCGCTTTCAGCAATCTCTTTGTTGGTTTTTGCAAGTGCTTGTAATGCTTTCAGTTGTGCAAGTTCTATTTGTTGATCTTTTTTTCTTTCTCTTCTGAGTTCTCTCTGTTCTTCTATTTCTAATGATGTTGGATTACCATCATTATCTTTCATCCATTGTAGGAGATCTCTTATTTCTGCTAGATATGGTTCATTAGGCCCAAGTTTTGTATCTATTTCATCAAGTGCATCTTTATTTCCTGTGAGTTTATCTTCTATTCCAGAATTATCTACAGGTTCTGGTTTATTCTCTGGTTGTGATACTGAAGGTTCACCATCTAATCCAAATTTTGACTTGAGTGCTTCAATCTCATCCAGTTCTGCTTTTTTAATTTCTCTATCTTGTTTGTCTGCTTGTGCTTTTCTAATGATGTTGTCTTTGATTTCATTTATGACTTCATCTTCAGATACGCCTCTACGTCTTGCCTCTTCTTGGATTTTTTCTTGATCCATATTAGAACGAGCAATCGCATCTTCGTTTGATATTTGGGTTCGTAGTACTTCGAATTCTTTTTTCTCTAGAGCTCTTTGTGCTGCAATTCTTTCTTCTCTTTGTGCATTTTCTTCTTTAGCAGCTTTGCGTCTTTCTCTGAATTGTTTTACTCTTTGTCCAATAAAACTTGCTCCCATTGCGAGAAGTGGACTTTGTGATAATGCTCCCGTTACAAGGCCTCCTATTCCATCAAGACTTCCTTTGACAGTATCAGATACTAAATCTTTGACGCCTGCTTTAAATCCAGCATTTTCTTTGATGCTTGCTTGAGAATTTTGAAGAACTTGTTCTAAGATTTGTCTTTCTCTATTAGAAACACCTTCCATATTTTCAAGTGTTGCACTTAATGCATCAATTCTTTTTCTAGTTTCCGTGAATTGTTTTACAGAAACATCTGATTGTTGTTCAAAAATAGAACCTATTTCATTCAATGCCTGTCTTGCACCGGCAGACTGAAGAGAAGCGCTCGCGTCTTTTACAGACTTCGCGAGCTCTTCTTGATTTTGTTTTACTAATTTTTCAGTTACTGATGCAAGATCTGCCATTATTTTCTACTCATGTAAGCTTGAGCACCAAAATAAAAACCAACAATAGATGCCTGTGCAATATAAAATAATCCGAATAAATCAGATAAAGCATTTACTCTAGAGTCTGATAAAACTGGTGTGAATAATACAATAGTAAAAATTAACATAGAAGCCAAAGATATCCAACTCATTTTCTTTTGAGTCTCTGCCTTTTCTTCGGCTCTTTCTATTTCAAGCATTTCTTTTTTCAATGCGATTTCTTCTTGACTCACTTTTCCATCTCCATGTAGGTCAAAATTAATTTCCTCTGCTGGTGCCATTTGATTTCCTTATTGATTTTGTTCTCTTCGTTTCTTTTCTTCGTTTAAATAATTAATCAATAAATTAAGATAGATTTCTCTTTCCCACGGAATCATATTTTCCAATTCACTCAAACTATATTTATGATGATGCATTAACGCAAAGTTATTCCTATACAAAGACGCGAGGGATTCATGATTTAAGGTTAGGAAAAAAAATCGGAAATGCCTCTTACTTTCATTTCTTTTTGAAATCCACACTTAGGACATCTAATATTCACTTCACATACTGTTTCTGGCATATTTTCAAAGAAGTCATTTATTAAATCTAATTGTTTTTGTGTCAGATTTTCAATAAACTCCGATACTTCTTCAATAGTATAATCTGAAACATTGTGCATATCATCTGCATCCCAGATAAATTCTACGCAACTTGCAATTAATTTCACCAAATCATCATAATCTTCTGCTGATAAAAGCCTATTTAATGTTTCAAAATCAGGATATTTCATTATAAGACCAATTTCATCTGTTAGTTCTATTTTATTTGAATATCCTTCTTGTTCTGTGTTGACTCTAACTTGGTCTAAGTCAAGCAAAAAAGGTAATTGACAATCCCCTGGCCCGTTTTCCTTTTCTGAACAATTTTCTTTTTTATAATTCAAATTAATAATATTTCCAACAGATTTTGATCTGAGTTGAATGAATAGATATTCTATATCAAATGTAGATAATTTTTCTACATCAATATCATTTAATACGCAATTTCTTATTATTTGTTTAACTGCATCAATTTTTTCTTCTACTGTCTCTCCTTCTTGAGCCATCAAAAGAATTTTCTCTTCTTTGACCAGAAATGGCCTATATCTTATTTTTTTATTTGTCGATGGCAACTTCAATTCATAAGTTGGTGTATCAATTTTTGGTAACATAATTTCCTCACAAAATTAATTATTAAAATGGTATTCTAAAAGATGAACGTAAATTTGAAATTCTATTATTTATTTGGTTTTGTGTAGCTTGAAATCTCTGACTTACTTGGGACTGTAAGTTGGTAACTTGTCCTTGAATATTGTTACCTACAGTATTACGAAATTCTCCGACATAATCTCTCCCGGCCCTTTCAGCCAATTGGTCGAGTGTCGCAAATGGTAGTGAGCTCACTGGAGAATTTGCTGGGTATCCAGATGAAAATTGCCCCGTTTCTGTTGTTCTATTCTCCAAAACCGTTTCTGAACTATATTTTAGATATGACATGGTAATTTGGCATTGTGCAACATCATCATTTCCATATGCAAATGAAACCTCTCCTATTGATAATGGAAATGCGTCTTGAAACTCATGCACACTCATAAGAACATCTTTTTCATTGAAAACTAGCAATCTAAGTTTTCCATTATATTCTGTTGAATATCTTATTTTATGGTCTTGATAATCGATAACATAATGCATCCAGTTTTCAAACCATTCTCTCTCTTTTAGTCCTTCGCTCAAATAAATACTAAAAGTCAATTGGTCATATGTGGTGGAATATGGTGCTTGTCTTACAGGCCCATATACTTTTGTCTCTGTTGTTGCTAATGATTTTTGCGGAAGAGTTATGGATGGAACTCTAAATCTCAGATCTTGAGATCCCATTTCTCTAATGTTATTTACTGCAATAGGAGGATGAACAAACAATTCATATCTATTTGCTTTTGTAAATCCAAGTTTTCCTACATTACTTATGAATTCAGATATTGAGGCCATTTATCTTCCTATCTTGCCTTAGCAGAATCTGACCAAACTTTTGATGCAGCTGCTTTTTTAAATTTTTGTACTGGTAAAAACAGAGCAATGTCCCATTCATTTGCGTCTATTTTTACAAAGTTACCTTTTACATGTGTATATAGATATTTCTTCACACACGGTTTTATCATGTTATATTTAGACAAACCTTTTAGGACATTATAAGAAATTGCCAATTTTGTTTTGGCATCATAATTCTTTCCTTGAACTGTTCTGGTTAAAGCATCCATGATTACAATTCTGTTTCTTGGAGAAACATAATGAAGATTGATTCCCACAAATCCGCCAGGAATTTTATCTATCATGAATATGAGAGGAAATTCGTCATAGTAAGGTAATTTTTTTGCATATTTTGGGTCATAGTAATAGCAATACATTGAACCAATCTGTGGTCCGCTGACTTTTCTGTCAGATGCATTTGCTAGTGTGTTTCTACTAATCCTAGTTTCTCTAACCTTTTTTCGAAACCATTCTCTTGCTTTGTTTGTATTTGGTGTAATACCCTGAGCGGCAAGTCTATTTAATAGTGGTGCAAAATTTGCCATGTTATCTTCCTAACTGATCTTCTGTCATAATTTTAAATTCCCAACTTCTGTCTTTACAGAATTCTTCTGCGGCTTTCCATTTTGCTTCATTTACAGACCAAGTTTTCATTTCGCTCAAATATCTAGGTGTAATTTTTTGTCTTTTTCTGGGTGCCTTGGTTTCTTTTTTGGGTTTTACTTCTACTATAATTGTTTTTGGCTTTCCTTCTCTATTCACCTTAACTAGAAAGTCAGGATAATATCTATGTACTTTTTTATCTAAAGGAGATAAATAAGGAATAACTAGTTCTTCACTAGACCAAATTAAAACATCAGGATTTTCATCACAATACTTCATGAATCGTCTTTCCCACATAGAACGATACACAATATTTTTTACATTCCCAACGTATTTTTGTGGGTTATTTGGGTTGTATTTTCCTTTATATGTAAATCTTCTCATTTAGATGAAAAAAACCTTTATAAATATATTTAACTATTTAGGAGAAAAATAGATGTATCAAGAAGCAGGAAGAACAAACGCTTATGATATTGGCCTGTATAGTCAATTTGAAGGATCATATCCAATAGACGGACCTAATGCTATTGAAAATGATTATATTCTTTTTACTGGATATGAAGGAAAAGTTCCTGGCTATACAAAAATAAAAAGTCGAGGTGCTGCTTCTGCCAGGGCAACTGGAACTGTGAAACTTTATATTCCAGAAAATGTTAAAAATTCTACAAAATCAAATTATGAAGGAACAAACGGCGGAACTCTCTTATCGGCCGGTGTAAACGCTGGTGGAAATGTTGATGACCCTGCTTCTCTCAGTGGGGTTACGAAGTATTTGAAACAATTAGGCATTGATGCCATCACCGCGGTCGGTAATGCTGCCATTGGCGACAACGCAGCTGTAACTTCTCAGGCAGTAGGAGTTTCTGGTGCAGCAGCAAATAGACATGTTCTTTTTCAGGGTGTAGATTATAGACAATTTACATATCAATATAACATGATGCCAAAAACAGCAGGCGAATCTCAACAACTAACAAATATAATTAAATATTTTAGAGCACAAATGTCACCCGAATTGACGGCGGGCGGAAACTTTTTTACTCCACCAAACTTTTTTGGAATTAAATATTATATTGATGGAAGAGAATCTTCGCATTTAAATAAAATCAAACCCTGCGTATTAACTGACTGCGAAGTTGAATATGGTGGAAATGGTTCGTTTGGAATGTTTAGAGAAACTGGAGCTCCAGCGGTTGTTAACTTAACTCTTACTTTCCAAGAAGTTCAACTTATAACAAAATCAGACGTACAGGTGGGTTTCTAAAATGTTTAAAAATATTCAAAATATAGTATATGATATGAACCTTGATGGTAGGGTTCGCCCAGTAAAGAATATTTTTAAATATTCTTACATAATTCAATCATATGTAAATAATCCATTGTCAACTTTTGACTATACTGTTTCTGACAGCGATTCAGCAGAATTGATTGCAGCTCGTTATTATGGAGATCCAGAATTATCTTGGATAATATTACTTCTAAATGATATTAAAGATATTTACAGCGAATGGCCAAAATCAGAATATTCTTTGATGAATTATTTAAAGAGAAATTATAATCCCGAAAGATTATCATATTTTGACCTAAAAAGAGTAAAGGCGCTGACAAAGAAAAATAATATTCCTGATCCAAAAGACGGCGATGTAATATATTTGGAAGATTTGGATCAGACTCATAAGTTTGATGGCCCAAGTCAAAATTGGAATTTTATTTCTAATGGAAAACCACAATCAAGAATTTACAATAAAGAATATTTTATAACTTTAAACCAATATGATACTCCACAGTCATTTGTAGTTTCTTCAAAAACCTCAAAAATACCTGTCACAAATATGACTCTTAGAATTTATAGAGGTTCTACTGTAAATATAAACTTTACAGGACAAGATGTTTCTAGATTATACATTACTAGAGATGATGGTGGTAGTTTCACTTCTGAGAATTATTTTAGAGAATATAGAGAAGGGATTGAAAATAATAGATTGTCAAATGGATTATTGACATTTAATGTTCCTATGGATGCGCCTAATAGATTATATTATCAATCTTCTAAGTATAGAGATGTGAGAGGTTCTATTGATATTTTAAATAGGGAAGATGAGTATTATGTTGAACATTCTGATAAAAATTCCTTACAGCAAAGAAGCGGCAATAGAGTAGGACAACTTGCTAGAGTTGGAAGTGATTTTTATATTTGGAACGGAAATATTAAAACTATAAACAATTTTATTAGTACTTGGGAAAAATTGACAACTGATAGTAAAGTTCTTCATTTAGACATTGCAAAAAAAATTCCTAAACATTATATACACACAGAATATGACCATATTATTTCTTCCGAAACATATACACATTTATCCGATCAAGAAAAAAAATTATATAAAAAATATTCATCATATGAATATGAATTTGATCTAAATGAAAATAATAGAATAATAAAAATTATGAGAAGAGAAGTTCTTTCAGAATTTTTGAAAGAATGGGAAAGGATTTCTAAGTAATGTCTGATTTTGCAAAGTTAGGTGATTATCAAATAAATGATTTGACAATAACATCACACAATGGATTTCAAAGAAGTCTAATACCAATGGCAATGTCTATTCAAGTTTTTGAAGATATATTCTCTCCAAACATGACATGTAGAATTAGTATTAGTGATGATGGTGGAATGTTAAATTATTTGCCGATTATTGGACAGGAAAAGGTATCTTTTTCTTTTGTGACTATGGGTGGTACAACATCTATTAATATGAATATGATTGTTCATAAAATATCTGGCCTCACTGCCGATGGATTGTCTCAGTTATATAATTTAGAACTAGTTACCGAAGATATGATAAAAAATTTCGAAATGAGAATATCAGAAAGATTTGAGGGTAGTGTTACAGAAATAGCACAACAAGTCTTTAGTAAAATGGGAACAACAAAACAGTTGGAAGTTGAGCCCAGCGATGATAGATATGATGCAGAAACTGGAATCGTAATTCCAAATATGACTCCGATAAAGGCTTTAGATTTTTTAAGTGGAAAGGCATTTTCTGATACTTATAAAAGTTCTTCTTATACATTTTTTGAAAATTCTAAAGGATATCATTTAAAACCTATTGAAGCTTTGGCACAAGGAGCCTCAAAAAATAAATTTTATCTTGGAGATTTGAAAAATGTTGATGGGCCAGGAGGACAGAATTCGGAAAACAAGAAAGTAATTGATTATTCTTTTGATTCTAATTTTTCTGTTATCGATAACATAATGAGAGGAATGTATGTCGGAAATTTAATTACCGTTGACCTTCTTACAAGAAATTTCAAAACTTTAGAACATTCATATTGGGATAATTATATGGATTATCAATATATGAATGATGGCCCTATACATGATGTTAGCGGAACAGGTGTTCAATATAATCCAAGCACATTATATATTGCTCCCGAAACAGAACTAGAAACTGGAAAGCCTTTGCAGAATCAAGAAAAGATATTTCTTCAAAGAAAGTTTCACAGACAATTGATGCAGAACATAAAATGCACAATAAGTGTATATGGAGATAGTGATTTGACAGTTGGGGATTGTATTGATTTGAATGTTCCATTATTTAGTTCGACAGACCCAGATGAAATAGATAAATATTACAGTGGTAAATATTTAATCATGGCAATTCGGCACAGATTGCAATTTGGTAGATATATTACAGATATAGAAGTTGTTAAAGATTCTTTCAACGATTCGTTGCCATCTCCAATACCAATTCCAGTAGAAAATCGAGGAAACGCCAGATGATGAATTTTATGGGTAGAGAAGGTATGGTCTGGTGGCAGGGTATCATCGAAGATATCAAAGACCCTGAGGCTTTAGGTAGAGTTCGAGTCCGTATTATCGGATACCATACCGAAGATAGACAACAATTACCTACAGATGCGTTACCTTGGGCATCTCCAATTATGCCAATTACCTCTGCTGCGATAGCCGGTATAGGACAATCTCCTACTGGTGCATTGCCTGGCGCATGGGTTATGGGTTTCTTTAGAGATGGTGAGGCAGCTCAAGATCCTATTATATTTGGAACAGTTTATGGGCGTCCAAACGATACATCACAGACAACAGAAGATGGTTCATATCCATCTTCAGATGAGAGGGTGCCTGGCGCGTCCACAAACAACGAGACAGATGTTAACAGACTTGCAAGGGGAACTGGCGTCAGTGAAGAATCTGGTGGCTCTGGTGATGCTAATGGTGTCAGTGATGGTGCTGCAAATACTGGAGATCAAACTGCACATGGAAAAGTGGATCAAGACGGAACGCCATCAGATTCTGAAAACAAAAAAAGACTTTCAAAGATTACTACTAAAAATGGAAAATCAACATATGTAGCTACAATATTTGCAGAAAATTTTCAAAATTTTATCAATGAACTAGAAAAAACACCAGCACCAAATCATCCAAATGGATATACGATTTATAGTATAGGTGGGTATAATCATAGAAAATCCGCAGCGGGAAGTGGTGCATGGAGTTATCATGCGTCTGGTGCATCTATCGATATCAATCCTAGAGAAAATCCATATAGTTCGCAATTTATAACTGATATGCCATCAAACACTTCAGCTATTGCAGCAAAATATGGATTGGGTTGGGGCGGTGATTGGACAAGCAAAAAAGATACAATGCATTTTAGTATGGCTTCGGCAGAGCGCGGTTCTGTAAAATTAAAAAGAAATGGTGTTGTCCCAGATCCAAACACTGGTAGTCAAGAAGGTAGTCCAAGTTCTTCAGGTTCGTCCAGTGTTTATGGTAAAGGGAGTCCATTCCTTGGCGAAGGAAACACAAGGTATACTGCTCCGCAAAATCAACCGAAAATACAGACACAAGCACGTCCGGCCGTGAACGCGCAAGATTGGCAGTCTGGAAAAACTTATCAGGTTGGAGATGTTGTAAAAAGTCCAGTTCTTTCAAAGGGGCAAAATTCCACAGGAGGCCCGCCACATACAATGAAAAGCGGAATTATCTCTTCTGCTTCAGCATTGGGAATTTCTGCCGTTGATTTGGCTACAGTAATATCATACGAAACTGCTGGAACATTCAATCCAAGAAAACCTGGCCCTACAACCAAATGGGGTCAACACAAAGGGTTAATTCAATTTGGAGAACCTCAGGCTACACAGTATGGAGTAGACTTTACTACAGAACAATCTGCAATAGATACTCAATTAGGATCAAATGGCGCAGTAGTGAAATATCTACGAGATGCTGGTGTGAAGCCAGGAATGGGACGATTGGAAGTTTATTCTGCAATCAATGCCGGTGGAATTGGAGAGAAATACTATGGAAGAAGCGATAGTTCTTCTGGTGGAGCTGCTGGTACAGTCAGAGATAAAGTAAACAACCAAATGGCCGGACATGAAGTCAAAGCAAATAGACTCCTGCAAGGTACTGACGAGGCCAAATTTGTTGAACAAACTGTATTTATCGCAAGGAAGGCTGGTATTTCTGGAAGTGATGGTGGGCCTAGAAAATCTAATCTAACTGATGGTGATGTTCTTTGGGAAGTTGCAAATAACGAAATTCAACAACAATCTGTGAGTGAACAATTTGCAGAAGCCGAAGCAGCAGCTGCAACAACCTCAGATGGATATACCACAAACAATAAAGGAATTTCCAATACTCCTGCTGAAAACAAACCAGCGGCTGTACAACAAAAAGAAAATAGTATTGATGAAACGGATTTGTTTAAAGAACCAGATAATCCTTATGCAGCAGAATATCCATACAATAAAGTTTTGTTTACTGAGTCGGGACATATTCAAGAATTTGACGATACGCCTGGTGCAGAAAGAATACATACTATGCACAAGTCAGGAACATTTCAAGAGATACATCCAGACGGCACGACAGTAACAAAGGTTGTGAAGGATAATTATCAGATTGTCTTTGGAGAAAATAACATATATGTGAAAGGGAATCTGAACATAGTCGTAGATAAAGATGTAAATATAAAAGTGAGTGGCGCTGTTGATGCCCAGATTGGTAAAACTCTGAATTCGCAGAGTGGTGGAAATACAACAATCAAAGCACCAAGAATAGATCTAAACCCATAGGAAACTAAAATGGCAACACTTCAGACGAATAAAGATTTTGATTTGAAATTCACCAGAATGCCTAGTGGTGATGTGAAAATTAAAACAGATAAACCACAACTAAATCAATTTCCGGCAATAGAACAGAGTTTAATTAATATTTTGTTAACAAATAAAGGAGAAAAACCTTTTAATCCGGCTTTCGGTGGTGATTTATATGCAAGTTTGTTTGAACTCATTCCAGATATTGAGTTTTTATCTATTCCAGGCCAGATAAATATAAAAGAAAATATAAAATTAGTTCTAGAAGAATATGAACCAAGAATCAATGTAATGGAAGTTAATTTTGTTGGAGATGGAGAAAATAGATATGGCAAAGGTTCAGTTCATAAATCTACTGATAATAATCAGATCAACATTGAAATTAAATATATTGTTCCACCAGCAACTCAAATGTATGAATATACACTACAAGTAAAAAGAGTAAGATAAATGGCCAAGAACATTAACATATCCGAATTAGATTTCAATTCAATTAAACAATCTATCAAGGCATATATGCAGTCAGACGAGACTTTCAAAGATTATAATTTTGAAGGATCTGCCCTTAATACTCTTACTGATATATTAGGATACAATACATATTATAATTCATTTTATTTGAATATGATGGCAAATGAAATGTTTCTTGAGACTGCAAGGTTGAGAGATAATGTTGTTTCTAAGGCGAAATTGCTGGGTTATACACCGACATCAAACAAATCTTCTGAAGCAACTATTGTTGCTACATTCGTGATAGAAAATTCTGTGAGCGATAGATTAAATTCAAAATATACAAATATTAAAATTGATAGAAATTTTGTTTTCAAATTGAATGCAGATGGCGCAGAGTATAGATTTGTCCCTAAAATTAATAGAGTTGTAAATCGTTCTCAAAATCCTATAGATATGGGTAACGGAAAATATCGCCACATATATGAAATATTTGATTTGGAATTGATTCAAGGAAACGAAGTTCAAGAAATGTATACAGTAGATACTTCTGATCCAAATCAGAAATTTTATATTTCAAATCAAAATGTAGACATATCCTCTCTTAAAGTTTATGTAAAAGAAAATCAATTTAGCGATACAATTGAAGAATATAGCATCAATACAGATACAATGTCGTTAACAGATATTTCTACAAGATATTTTTTACAAGAATCTACTGATGGAAAATATGAAATATTATTTGGAGATGGTGTTCTAGGAAAAGAATTAGTGTCTGGTAATGTGATAACTATAAAATATATTACTACTGCTGGTGCAGCAGCAAATGGTTTTGGTGGAAAAATGACTTTGTTGGGTAAAAGTATTCCAGACGGAATCAAACCAGCATCATCTACTTTGGTTCCAAACAACCTTGAAATTGTCGGAAGAACTTACAATGGCGCAGATAAAGAAAGCATAGAATCTATCAAGTTTTATGCTCCAAGAACTTTTGAAGGACAAAATAGGGCAGTAACTGCTAGAGATTATATGACAATTGTTCCAAAAATATATCCACAGACTGCATCAATGAATATTTGGGGAGGAGAAGATAATAACCCACCCCAATACGGTAGGGTTTTTATTTCAATTAAACCTAATACTGGATTATATCTTTCACAACTTGAAAAACAATCGCTTCAAAATAATTTGATAAAGAATTATTCAGTATTGGGGCTGACTCCTGTCATTGAAGATCCAGATTTTATTAAACTAAAATTAAACATTCAAGTTAAATATGATAATGAAGCAACACTTTTAGATGAAGCAGATTTACTAGGCGCAGTAAAAAATTCTATTGTAGATTTTAATGAAAAGTTTTTAAATGATTTCAATAGTTATTTTAGATATTCTCAATTTTTGGCTAAAATTGACCAAACAGATGAGTCCATCACAAACAACTTGACTACCATGATTTTAATTAATGAACAAATAGCAACACTCAATACTGCTTCTGCATATAACTTTAACTTCAGTAATGCAGTTTCTCCAAACTCAATTTATTCTAATGCTGTTTATGTGTCTGGTGGAGATGTTCCATATTATATTGATGATAATGGACTTGGTTCTATTAGAATGTATTATATCAATAATTTTAATACAAGAGTATATAATACTCTTCCAATCGGAACTATAAATTACACTACAGGAACGATCAATATTCCAGATTTAAATATATCTGGAGTTTTAGGTGGAGATGTGTTTGGGGTTGCATGTACTCCAGCATCAAATGATATCTTTCCCGTAAGAAATCAAATTATATTTATTGATATGGAAGAACTGGATGTAACTATGTTGCCAGACACAGACGAATTCAACGAGAACTATGATATTTCAACTCAGAGAGTTGTTGTAAGTAGAAATGTTTCTACAACATATAACACAGGAAATTCATCTATTTCATCATCTGGAGCAAATTCTTCAATAACGAGAGTTTATAGTGACAGCGGGCAAACAAGTTCTGGTTCGTCTGGAACCAATACTGGTACTGGTAGTGGATACTAAGAATGTCAAGCAACATCAAAGATATATCAAATTATATAAGACAACAACTTCCTTACTATATTTCTTCTGATGAA